CAAGAGCAGCAAAAGTACCAGCACGAGCGGTACCAGCACCAATGATGCCATCAATATTAGTACCAATTAGATCGGTAGCCGTAATTGACGTAGCAGTTGTGACTGTACCTAAGTCAGCAATGGTACGACTAGCGTTTGTCCAGTTGCCACCCATAGAAGCGATAGTAGCAACGCCAGCAGTAGCTATACCATAAGAACCCAGAGTCAACGAATCACCAGAAAGACTGGTAGACGCAGACACGGTTGTTGCGGTAGTAGCCTGCAATGCAGACGTGCCTGCAGAAACAGTAAGACCACCGGCTTCAACGGTAATCCCATGTTCTTGTTCGAGTGCGCCGCTCATCACAGCGTTCCCGAATTGAAATTTATAAGCCATTTATTAAACCCTCCATAAAATAGTTTTTTTAGGCGAGATAGGAAATCCCCATCTCAAGCGAACAAGATAAACCTGCGCGCTCAATTATAAGTAGTTTACTCGAGAGGAATGCTTTTTAGCATACGAAGAATTTAGTGACCCCATTACAATAAACCTGCACAGATGCATAAGGTGATTCTAAAACTATTTGATTTGCACCCTCGATTGTTTCCGCATCTACACCAGAACCAGTTATAATAATGTTGTTGGAGTTGGCGGCGCCGCCCTCGTCCTTGACCATCCACGTTTGCCCATCCAGGGCTGCAGCGGCCGCTGGCAACGTTAGAGTGACGGCGCCCCCTGCGCTATCAACTCCAATATAATAATCCGAAGTGGTGATACTATAGTTCGTTGTTTTGTGAACTCTCTGGTGTACTATTCCTCCGCTTAGCTGTGAAATACCCACCACTGACAAGGTATGTGAAGGTGTAGCGGATGACCCTATATTAATACTGCTTGTAGTGTATGCTGCGACGGCACTGGGTGTCGTAAAAATACCACCACTTCCCCCACCACCAGTCGCTATGCCAGTGAGTCGACTACCATCGCCCATTAAATATGATGCAGAAAGACCCGTGCTCGCGGTCAGTTCCCCTGTAATCGAGAGGGCCGAACCATCAAATGTTAAATTGGATTCACACGTTAGATCATTTGCATCTCCACCAACATTAGTTATGAGAGCATTATTGGTGGCATTGCCAACACGAGGAACATAGGTGATAGAAGAACCATCAGAAGTACTCAAATTACCAGAAACAATGTTTCCAATTATGAGGTCTCCAGGGGTATAATCGTTGGCGGCTAATATTGTGCCCGATATCGCATTGTATGCCATATGGTATCAACCCTCCATTAGAAAATCCACCAATTGTCACCATCGGAATATAAGTTGATGGCTGGGAATGTGCCCGATAGGACATAATAACTAGCGCTATCAATTAGTTCCTGCGATGTTCCTGTCGACCCAGAGACATAAATTTTAGATGAGGTGCGCGTAGTCTGATCTTTGATTACCATTATGGCGCCGGCGCCGGCTGACGAAGCGCTAGGAACACAAATGGTCACATCACTATCGGCCGTATCAACGCCCAGCACCATACTGCTCACTGCACCGGTGTAAGGGGTGCTAGTGACTCGTGCATAGCCGCCGCGAAAACCCTGCAATCGTGTTTGGCTTGTAAGAACATTAGCCTTCAAAACTAACGCACTATCGGAATAGATCTCCAGACTTCCCGTTCTAGCGTGAATATCTGTCTGGTCGTCTCCAAAATAAGTTGAACCCGTCGCATCAATGATTGCGATGTCTTCAATGTGATAATAGCTAGCGCTAATACCGCCAGTTATTATAAGGTTACCGGATAATACTATCGTACTGGGGTCATAATTATACGTCGAAGCAGTATAATATGTCAAGTAAGCCGAACCGGTAGTACCACCCCCGGATTCACTAACGAATTGTAATGAATACGCCGGACCAGCAGAACCCGATCCGGCGCCTGTATCGGAGCAGTTAATATATGCCCAACCAAACTGAGCCATTTTAACCTACTCCTATAGAACCCGACCAGTTAGGACCACCGGCTTCGTATGTCCCCTGAACACTCCTTCCTGTGGTTTCGAGGCGCCCCGCCGGAATGTTAGTGAGGCCGGCCACGATGTCGAAGGTGAATGTCCCTTCGGTGTTCACGTCTCCCATAAACCACAGTTCACCGACTTTAAGGTCTAAAGGACGACACAAGCTCGAACTCGGATGGAGCCTGAAGTTTGAACCACCCTTGCCGTGGAGGCCGTTCTCGCTAAAAGCAACACGCAATTGGCTATTCACTTCGCTTTGGTGGGGTTCGATTTGAACCCACTTGGTTGTAGAGGGAAACCTCACCACAAGCGACGTGCTTCCACTAGCGGGCGCCAAACAAGAACCCGATGCAAAGGGGCGGCCACTAACTTGAAACGAGCCGACATTGTTTAAACCGGGTGCTAAATTCCATGAATCTCCTGGCATAAGAAATCTCCTAAATTATATACTTTCACAATAAATAGTCAATACTTTTTTCTATCGCGATTTTCTTGTCCTCTTGAACGCTTTCGTTCTTCTTTTCTGCGTCGGCGCTCAGCACGAATGCGCTTTTCTTTCTTGGCAACAGAAGGCTTTTTATAATAACGCTTTTCTTTAAAGTCTTCAATGATTCTCTCTTTCTTTACTTTTTTACTAAATCGCCGAATCATTCGCTCAACATTACCACGACATTGTTTTAAACTAACCGATGCGTTCACACCTTTCTTCATTTTACACCTACTTCATTGACTGCCAAATTTCAGCAGAATTACCGAGAATAGAACTTAAATCTACACCCGCATCACTGGGGTCTCCCAAGTCGGGGGCCCCCGGTTGAGGTTCAACTTGTTGCATGGGCTGTGTGTCTTCGAATAAATCGATGCCGCCATAAGCGTCTTTTCCCACAGCCTCCATTAACTTCTGCCGATGCTGCTGCATTTGGGCTCTTGAATCATTATTTTTACGCTTCATTTGCAAATTTTCATTAAGTGGTGCGCCTCTTGGTTTTGGTTGTGTTTCTACCATGAGATTTCCTTGTAAACCTTGGGCCACCTCCGCCACCACATTAGAAAGAAGCCCTTCTTCTAAAAGGACTTCGTGAATACATTCTTTAACTAATGGCTTAATTAGTTGCTTAAGATCTGACTTCTTCATTTTATCCTCGCACCAATTGTTTCCAACGTGCAATTCTTGCTTCCGCGAGAACATCTTCTACAGTACCAGTGAGGGCCATTTCGTTAATCTTGAGCCCTTGTGCTTTACCCCAGGCGGCCACCATATCCATTAGTTTTCCTAAATCTTCTCCCGTATAGCCGGCATCTTGAAGTGTTTGATTGAGACTGTGCTGCTTTCCTGCGGGGTGATTATAAACCCCCACCTGAGGGGCACCAGAAGTTCCGGCCCGTTTTTGTTGGAGTGCCGCCTGAGTGCCTTCGGGGGCGCTTCTCCGGCGATCAGACGGCTCAGCAGTGGCCTCCGGTGCGGTCTCGGGGGGAGCTTCTTCTTCGGGAGGAGTCTCTGGAGGAGTCTCTGGAGGAGCTTCTGGTTCCGGTGTAACTTCCGGCTCGGGACTGGGAACTGTGGCTGCTGCAGCTTGTCTGGCGGCGCGACGGCGCTGGGCGCGTGCAGAAGTTCCGGAACCTTCGCCGCGGGCCGCGCCTTTCTTTTGGCGCGCCTTTCTTTTCTTACTCCTTTGTTGTTCTTCAAGCATTTCATTCAAAAGATCGGCCGGAAAACCATATCTCTTTATCTCTTGAACAGTAAGGCCTTGCTTCTGAAGCTGTTTTGCAATATGCTTCAGGACAATCGATTTAATATTTCCAGGAATTCCACCTTTATCTAAAGTGCTTTGAAGGCCCTTTCCTGCTTTTCCTTTATAGATAAAGATACCTTCGCCCGCGGGATCCTCCGGTTCTGGTTCGGGCTCTGGCTCAGGCCCTGGTTGTGGTTCTGGTTCTGTCTGTGGCGCCACGGCACTAGGGGCCGGGCTACTGATGGTAACAGAATTCATTTTCCCCCAAGTCATCAACGCGTCGATCAACTGGTCTTGCTGTGCTTGTTCTAAATTTAAATCTTTTATAACACCTAATAACTCTTGGGTATCTTCCGGTGTAAAAGTACGATGGGGCTGACCTAGGTCAGCTTCTTCTAATGTAATGTTTCTTCTCTTTACTAACTCTCCTACTTTCTGAAGTACGGCTGCGCGAGCAGTAGGTGGTATATTAATACCTTTAAGAATATTTTCGAGTTTTCCGCGAGAATATTCATTCGATGGCGACGAGGCCTGACGTGGAGGTTGTCCCGCTTGGCGCCGCTGTCGTTGACTCTGGGCGGTAGGTGGGCCCGGTTCATCAGCGCCCGACGCTATGTCGGCCCATTTCTTCTCTCTTTCTTTCCCAAAACCGAAAAGTTCCTCCATTTTTTCAGTTTCTTCGTTCAAGTGGCGGCGCCATGCCTCCATCAACAATTTATCTTTTTGAAAACTGGACCATTCATTACTCATTATCTAATACCTCATTTAATAATCGATTAATTCTATCTGCTTTAGTAAATACTTTGTTTTGAAACTCTTGCGCTTCTTTCATCATATAAGCCCCGGGCGTTGAAGGTTCGGAAACAAAATCAAAACAAATCAATTGGAAGTCTTCTTCAACAATTGTGCCCCCTTGATCTTCGCGTACGGAACCCATGCCACGAGAAGAAATACCGAGGCTCACGCCCGACTTCACTAGCTCCTGAAGAACTTTACCCGAGGGCGTATCCAATACTTTAACCTTTCCCATCACATCCTTATCTTTCCACCAAATATCTGTCACCAGGTGGGAGGCATTCCTAAGATTAATGACAGAGTCTTCAGGGTGATCAAGCTCACCTAAAGCTCGACGTTCTTTTACGAGCTTCCCATAGTTCTCGACTTCCTTCATCAGAACCTTATGGGGATATACACGGCCGTTACCATTAATAGCATCAGCCTTCTGCATAATGCCAGACAAGATCATGCCGCCGTTAGCAACATATTGCTTTTCTTGTTCGGTTAGAAGGTCTTGACAGACGCCGCCTTCGCATAGTTCGTAATATTCTCGTAAAAGTTTCTTTGTCATTGTTTATTCCTTTAATAGTGCGGGCATTACCCGCGCGCCTATGCAGCCTTTTTTGCACATTCTAACTGGCTGAAGCATCCACTTAAGTATCCAAGTGTTTCGTTCCATCGTTCTCTCCTATTCCTAATTGTATGCCGTCGTCTCCGAACACCATGTTTAATAAATATGACGTTCCCGAGGATAACCATCCTAAAAGAAAGAAATTAACCACAGTCACATCAAAATTAAATAGTTCTGTGAAAGGCGACAGTAACATTAACAACCATCCCACATGAAAACCCATACACATGGAACACCCGGTGAAATCTTTTAATTTTCCTTTCACAGGCCTGAGTTTATTAAAAATACTACCGTACACCAGAATTTGCGTAAGGCCGTATGCTATCAATATAAAAGTTAATAATTCCATTTTCTTCCTAAATTGTATACAAATAATGAAGTGAGTAGGGATCTCTCACCCATCCCTTACGAATGGAACCCTTTTGAACTGCTTGGGGAACCTCGCCAAGTTCAGTGGAATCAGCCTTATCGGGATGTATAAGTTCATCATCGTCCATTGCAATAATGGCTTCGGTGGATTCAAAGTAAGGGCGCTCCTCATCAATAAACTTTGAGATATTAATCAGTGTCATCTTGGGGGTGTTTAATTTATCGCTATAGGGCTTTTCCATAATCGCTTCAAACGAACCATAAAAAGCGCCTCCTTGAATAGATTCAGGAATCACTAATCCTTTCTTTTTCAAAAACGCAAACAACCTATTCTGCGCTCCATAAACTAGATCAGAAATAACTTCCTTCGGAAAAACGGTCACTTTATTCTTTGAAGCGGATAAAACAATATCAATATCCCCATGATCAAAGATCATCAAATCTCCGTTCATACTCTTACGAATGTCTAATTCTAGTGTAATAGAAGGCGATGTCGCTTCTTTACCAATTTTAATCGTGACTGCCATCAGTATTTATTTCCTTCACAAGTGCTTGTGTTCTTAAAACTGTCATTAGAACGTCTTCGGTGATTGTTTCCTCCGCAAAAGTAGTTAAACGGTCGATAATTTTATTAGTTTTAGTAAACATATCGCTGTCGTTTTTAATTTCTTTTTTCTCTTTAGCTTTGGTGAGTTCTTCTTTCAAGCGTCCAATCTCATCATTTAAATATATTTTAAGCTCCAGGGCGTTGTCCATAAAGGAGGTGATATAACGAGTTAAAAGCTCCTTTTGTTCATGAAGAAGGCCATGTTCATATTTAGTATTAAATTTATCAACAAAAGTTCGATATATAATGTGATCAATCGGAGTGGAGGAGGTGTGCACCTCTCCTTTTTTAAGCATGTCACTAATAATAACATTCTCTAAAATAACTTGATTTTTAGGTGAAATCTTATCTGAAAAAATCTGGGATATTGTAGCCAACGTTTTATAGTTGGGCACAAAATTATTAAAGACGGCCGGGGAAAGATCTACATTAACATCTCGAATAAGCTCACTTTGAGCCTGGAAAAGACCATCGGGATCCAATAACCTTTTTTGAAGTTTCACTTCTTTAATAATCTTTTCGGACGTTAGTCTGTCTAAATTTTGGTTTTCATATAAGGATCGATAACAATCCAAATCCTTTCGAAGGAGTGTCCCTGGTTTAAAATATCTCTTAATAAGGCGCGACGCGGTTTCCTTTCTCGCAGTGTCCTTTTTCATAATAGCTACGGTTGCTTCTTTAATAAGAGCTTCGTAGACGAAGGCACTATTTCGCTTCTTGTTGTGTCTCGCTTTCATTCTTGTGCTCCAATGTTTCCTTAGTTTCCTTTTTCTCTAAATCTTCAATTAAACTTCTAACAGAATTATTAACTTCGAATAATTTCTTTTCCTCTGTTTGTTCTCTCAAACTATAAATAGATTCCTCTTTTGCATAAATACCTTCTGCCGTCGGGACAAATCCCTTCCCAAGAGATTTTAAACCATCAGCGTAGCCGGGTAAGATATTTCTAAACGTCGCGCTCCCTTGTTGCTGGCCGTGTGAAGAAGCATTCGCGCGCCGTCTTGGGCCACTGCTTTTGCGATTATCTGATTTAACGGGATGGTATACCTTTCCTTTTGCTCCTGGGGTGAGACGTGGCGCAGATCTAGAGCCGGGAGGGGCCGCCAAGAGGGCTGATTCATCCCCGCCTCCAGCTTCGTCGGGCGCGCCAGCTTCGCCGGCTGGCATTTCTTCCGGGCCGCCAAGTTCTTCACCACCGAGGCCGGCCCCAAGATCTCCCCCCATGTCTCCACCAAGGGCGCCCCCCATAGCGGCAGTTTCGCCGGCTGCAGCGGCTTCAGCCACCCCTTGAAGAGCGGCATCATGCTTACGGTCATAATACATTTCGCGCTGGCAACGAAGGAATTCCTCGTGAGACAAACTAAAAACGTGCTCAGCCACCCAGCGACGTGAGAAATATCCCTCTGTGGCAGCAGCGGCCGTATCAAACTTCGTCTTCCAATGTTCAAGCTCTTGAAGCTCTGCAATCCTGGAGGGATTGTTCAAAGAAAGGGTGAATCCAAGTAAATCGTCGCCGCGGAAACCTAAAGTATAAAGGTGAATAATAGAAATCTTCGTAAGTTCTGTGATGATAACTCGTTGAAGCCTCTGAATGGTTCGCGCGAAGCGAATATCTTTTTGAGCGAGAGTTGTTTTGTCTTCCTCGGCGCCTTCTCCCATTGTTAAATAAGATTGAGGGATTTTAAGGGCAGAAAACATCTTGTCGCGCAGATACTTGATATCATCAATTGCGGAGATATTTTCAGCACCAGCAAGTGAAACAATGTCTGTTGCAGAGCCGGCGCGCACAGGAATGAAATAATCTTCTTCAATACTCATGGGATTATAACGCAAGTCAATGCGGCCTGACTCCGGGTTAACCACTGAGTGTCGTTTCAACTGTGTTACAACCTTCTGCATATATTGCTCCACATCTTGTGGGGGAATGCCTCCAACGTCAATCTTAAACACTCGACGTTCTGAGGATCGGATGACACGATACGCCATCATAGCATCTTCCATAAGGGTTAGCTGCCGCCATATGCGACGGCTAGCCTCAAGTATAGAGGTGCCATATGGCATGTACTTATCATTACCCAATATTCTGAAATGGGCTACTTGCCAATTTTCAAATGTCATACCGGCAGAATTCCATTGATATTGAATATAGTTGGGGTTAGTGCTGTCTTGGCCTTCTAATCTTTCTACTTCTTGGGGAGGCAGAGCGATAACCGATTTCACACCGTACTTATCATCGATATCCAAATACAAAAAGAAGTCACCATATTTACACATTGTGCGACTCCACCCAAAAAGATTATATTGAAGGTTCAAAATGTTGTCGAATAGGACCGCAAGTACCGCTTTTATTTCTTCATTGGGGCATTTAATGTTCAACATTGGCCGAAGCTCAGAATAGGTTGTCATCTCATCTGAATAGATATCCAATGTCGAAGCTAGCTCGGGCATATATTCCATCTGATCAAAATCAATGTAACGCTCTGAGCGACGCTGATTGCTTATCGCATTGTTAGCGAGAACATCTAGAGGATTATAAAGAGTCTTCTTAAACTGCTGACCCGAGGCAGTTTTAAATCGGGACGAAAACTTATCTAAATGCTGCCTTCTTATTCGGCGCCCCGACTGTGATCGGTAGTTAATAATGGGCCCAGAGAAAAGGCGTGTTAGCGCCTTAAATAAACTAGTGTCGGGATTGTTGGGGTTCTTTGTAACAGGGGGCATAATTTATCTCATTTTAAAATCCACATGAATTCGGTATACATATTTTTTGCTTCCGTCATTTTATCAAGAATGCTATCATCTTTGTAGCCATGCTGTCCTTTAACGCGTGTATTAAAAGTAGTATTGGTTGTAATAATGGAATCCACAAAAGCTTTTTGATAGTTTAAGTCTCGCGCATTTGCCTGAATCGCTGTGTCTCTGACCCAGCAGCCGATAGCTAACGCCATTATTAAATCATCATTATAACCTTTCATTGCTTGTGGCTTTCCATTCCTCCAAATAAAAGTTTTCATCTCATTAACGATACGCGTAGAATATATCTTAATTAGTTTATTTCTGATAAACTCTTCTAATTTCGCAACTATAAGTGGGCGAGTTTTCATCGAAGTCGTAAAGCCTGCTATCGCATTGGTGAGCACTTCTCCTT